GCCGGCGGCTAATTGTGAAGTGTGTCTCAGCGTCCACAACCACATGCTTGAGAAAACGATAGCCACAAACATTACCACTGCCATGATCCACTTGCACCAAGACAGCCCGACACGGCGGTCCTCATATTTGCGAAGCTGGCTATGGCGAGAACGCAGCGATGCTACGGTGTCGTCGGCGCGCATAAAAGACGTTACGCCTAATTCCATCTGTCTCGCAGTTTGCTCGCGTTGTGCATATAAGACGTAAAATACTGTGCCAGTCACATACAGCTGGTAAGCGTCGGGCATCACGCGGCGCAAGTTACACAACTCAGGCGTTTGAGAAAATTTCGTCTCCACGGCGTTGGCTATGGCGTCGAAAACAAAGCCGCTTTGTTGACGGAATGCGTAAGCACCTATCAAGGCGTTGGCCGTTTCCACGTGATAATAGACTTTCCGGTTTGCTATCCACGTCGTCGGTGACGTCCATTTCCACGGAAAGTGCCAAACTGCCAATGGCGGTGGATTCAAAACCAACCGTCTGGGTGTGCCTCTTGTAACACTCAGCACATGGAACATTCCGACGGTACGCAATATATTGGTTTCGTACTTTCTCCCACCATATTCGAAACCGTGGAGTAACCATTCCAACGAGGGGTGCTGCCAAGCGAAGGCTAAGGTGTGGTTGTCAACGTTTTCTGTGCAATACCACACATTATCGCGACAGAAACCGACTTGTTCTATGTCGGCGTAGTGTTCTCCGCGATGTATGCGAGCGATGAAATAAACCACGTTACACATGGTTGAAAAATGCTTAGCTATGTCGCGTTTGGACGGTGGATAGACGTCAACGTAAAGGGCGGCGTGGTAAGCAGGGGTGGGGTTATGAGGTAGTGATGAGGCGGTGGAGGAGCGTGTCAAACTCCTATGCCCGTCACCAGGCACGGTGACGGGGTTTAAAGAATACCACACAACGGGTCCTAAGCACATGTGATACACAATGCTAGAACCAATGTCCGCTATGTAGATTTTGTTGTCACGTTTAGGAATGTGTCCGTGTAGCTGTCTAATGACAAAATAGACAGCAAGTTTCTTACACAGCACACTCCATGGATGATTTGAGTCTGAACTAGACTCTACGAGGGTAACGTTGTGGT